TCTGCTGAGTTGGCGAGGATGCGTCGGTTTTCCTCGGAGGCTGCGAGGCGTTCGGCCTCGGTCATGGGTTCTGGTTTGCGTGCGTCACGGAGGCGGGTACTGTACCATGGTTGGAGATGTCGTGGGGTCTTCATGGTTTGATTTGTATGGAGCTGATCTCCGACAGTACGCAGTTACAGTAGTTGCCGTTGTAGGCGTTGCATTTCGGGTGATGGACAGGGTTGCTGAGGATGTGTTCTGAGAGGCGGACTGTGAGAGAGACCAGGTGAATGAGGCGTTGGGCTGCCTCGGCGCAGACGGCGTTGGGGACTCCATCGGGTGAATTGATTTCGGCTGAGATGATGTTCAGCGCGTTCACGAGGTCATGGGTGGATGATTGTTTCATTGCAATGTGGGCAGCGTCGCGGGTAGGTGAGGTCGGTTGGTGGGGTGATGTTGGCCCACGCGCAGAGGTCGTGATAGGATTTGAGTTGTGCGCCGGTCATGACCATGGGGTTCCATTGTTCCCATTTGATGCCTGTGGCTGCGTGTTGGAGGTTGAGGTTGTTGGCTGGGAGTCGTGATCCGCGTTTGCAGAAGGCGAGCTGGAAGCGTCTGGGCTTGGACTGGCCTACTTCATGGAGTACGGCGATCTCTCGCGCCCAGTTGGCGAGTTCGCTGGATCCGAATCCTGCGTGGGCCAGTTCCATGGTGGTGAGTGGTTCGGCGTTCTCCTTGCGTTGGGGTTTGCTGATGTGGTGCATCCAGATCCAGACGACCTTGGTCTCGTGGAGGATGGGCTGGAGCTTGTTGCGAAGGAACACGCTGACCTCGCCTTGGTCGGAGAGGTCTCCGCCGAAGTAGGAGAAGAGCGGATCCGCTACGATGACATCGAGTTTGGATCGGTGGATGAAGCGTCGGGCGTAGGCGAGGAACTGGTCCCCGGTGCGGACGGATTCGGTTCTGAACTCAAGCTGAGCCTGTAACCGCTTCATGTCCTCGGTGGTCGTTGAAAGCCCGTGTGCGACCCCTTGGAACGCTTCTGCGAGGTCTCCCTTGTCGTTCTCTGCTTGGACGACGCCGATCTTGAGAGGGCGGACTGGGGTGATGCCGAAGAAGTCGAGGCCGAGGGCCCAGCGGATGACGATCTGCATCATCAGGGAGGATTTGCCGATGCCTGTGCCGCCGGACACGATCATGGAGGATCCACGGGTGAGCCAGCGGTTGCCGATGAGGTTGTCTGGATCGTTGGCTGGGTCGAAGTGGATGAGGTCTCGGACTGAGACGATGGTGGCTTGGTCCTCTTCGCTTTCGCGATTGGTGAGCCAATCTTCCCATGAGTCTGCGCCCAGGTTGGTGGCCAACAGTTTCTGTTGGGATTCGCCGCGCCATGCGCCGGGGAGGCGTGAGAAGCGGGATGGGTTCTTGTTCTTTGGATCGACGCCGGGGATGACCTTGTAGATTTCGTCGCGGCGGGCGTCCCATTCCTTGCGGGAGGATGCGTCTACGCGGACCCATGCGTGGATGCTTTTGCCGCCGGAATCGATGAGGACGCTGATGGGTAGACCGGAGGATCGGAGGCGTTGTTCCTGCTCGGGCTTGGGGAGTTCGTCGAACTCGACGAGGACGTGGCGATAGGCGGCTACGTCGTTGTCGCTGCCGCTGTAGAGGTTTGGCTTGAAGGGGTTGATGCGGACGAAGACGCCATCGAGGCGATCCTTTCGGAGGAGGATGGAGTCTGGGGCGTCGAAGCGTTTGATCCATTCCTCGACTGGGAGGAAGGATCCGCTGGTGTTTGGTTTGCCGTCCTCGACTTGTTCGCAGATGCAGACGACTTCGGTGGGTGCGAAGGCGGCTTCTAGGAATCGTTTGAACTGTGAGGCTGTGGGGTCGGGTGTGGTTGTTGGTCGCTTGAACACGACTCGTGTGAGGTCGTGTTGAGGGCTGCCGGATGCATGGAGGAGGTGGCCGGCTGGTTTGTCGTGGGGTTTGGAGGCGGCGTCGCGGATCTTGTGGATGAGTTCGCGGTCGCTCCAGGGTGGCTGGCAGGAGCGGTTCCAGTCCGAGAGGAGGCTGAGAGCGTCCCCCTCGGACAGGCCGAAGCCGTGGACGAGGCCCACGGCTGCGGTGTAGGTGGTTGAGTGGCCGTTCTGGCCGCTGACTGCTGGTGGTACTTTACTGAGCCATGCTGCTGCGCGTTGGAGTGGGTTCATTTCGTTGCTGGAACTTTGTGTGGAACTCTGAGGCGAGTCGGACGTAGATGTTGTCTCCGCGTCTGTAGATGACGACTGGCGACTTCATCTCTCCGAGTCTGAACTGTGCTTGGCCGATCAGATGAACGATGACGGAGGGGTTTGATCTGTTGGTGTATTCGATGGAATCCATGTTGGGACAGGGTCTTTCCTAGTGGCGTGTGAGATCCAGCCTCGTCTGATTCCTGCGGCGACGATCTCTGCTGAGTTGGCGAGGATGCGTCGGTTTTCCTCGGAGGCTGCGAGGCGTTCGGCCTCGGTCATGGGTTCTGGTTTCCGTGCGTCACGGAGGCGGGTATTGTACCATGGTTGGAGGTGTCGGGGGGTCTTCATGGTTTGGTTTGTAGGGAGCTGATTTCCGCCAGGACACAGTTACAATAGGACCCTTTGGTGGCGGCGTTGCAGCGATGGTGATGGACAGGGTTGCTGAGAATGTGTTCGGAGAGGCGGACCGTGAGAGAGACCAAGTGTATGAGGCGTTGGGCTGCCTCGGCGCAGACGGCGTTGGGGACTCCATCGGGTGAATTGATTTCGGCTGAGATGATGTTCAGCGCGTTCACGAGGTCATGGGTTGACGATTGACTCATGGCAATGGGGGCATCGTTTTGGGTAGGAGAGTGTTGTGGGTGGAGCGACCTCGGCCCATTCGCACAGGTCGAAATAGGATCGGATGCCGAAGTTCTTGGTCATGTTGGGAGTGATTTTTTGGATGGCGATGGCTTCTGCGACCTCCTGTTTGGTGGTGAGTTTGAGAGACTCGACGATCTTGAGGCATCGTTTGGGCATTCCGTTGGTCCAGACGGACTCGATCTTGGACTGCATTTCTTTGGAGTGGATGATCTGATGGATGCGTTGGCGTGAGACTCCGAGTTGTTGGCCGATGGCATTCATGGTGAGTCCTTGGGCTCGGAGTTCTTGGACTTTCTCCATTGCGTATTCGAGTTTCATTGAAGTGGTGTGAGTATTGCGCGGTATCGTTTGTTGGCTTTGTGGCATTGGACGCACAGGCCGGATTCCTTTTGGCATCCACATCCCAAGCATTTGGCCAATTCGTGACAGAGTTCTTTCCATTGATTATTTGGTTCGTTGTTTATTTTTGACTGACCAGACGTAGTAGACTGAGACCCCGTGTCGTTTTGCGAGTTCCCTGTAGTTTGCCTTGGTTTTGTCATTGAGGATTGCCTTGGTGATTGCTGGGTCGATCTTGCGACCGGGGTAGATGTGGTGTTTGGGTTTGGGTGGGTCTGGCATCACTTGGGTTCCCAGCATCTTGGCGATCTGGTCCTTGGTGAGTCCGATGGATTTGAGCGTTGAGTTCACGTTCTAGTTGTCGTGCGAAGTCTGGCCAGAGGGCTATTCGGTCTTTGAGCCAGGACTCGACGTAGGCGTCGGTTCTTGGAGTACGAAGTAGAAGTTGTTCTGCCATGACGAGTTGAGTTCGTTGTAGGTGTTGTTTTTGATCTTCCAGGTGCGAGGGTTTCGTTTTGCGCCTGTGTGGGCGCAGACGATGAGGACGTCGAGGTCTTTGATGGGGGTGTTTCTGTATGGGTGATCGAGTGGTAGTTCGTTGAGTTTCATGGTTGCTCTGAGAGTTCCCTGATGATCTTGGCCCGCTTCTGGCCGTTGGATTTGACGATGAGTTGGAGGATGGTGATGGGGTCGATGGTGGAGGTGTGTTTCCATTCTCCTCGGCGCATGGCTGCGGACGAGTCGATTTCTCTGGCCCGCTCGATGTCCACCACGACGACTTCTCCTGTGGTTGTGTGCTTGTAAACGAAGGCTACGGACAGGCTCACAGCTCCTCCTCCTCCTGCCATTGGTCCAGAGCCTCCGGCCTTGTGGTTTTCAGCCCCAGCCGGATCAGGTGCCGGATGCGGTCGTCTA